CTGGTTGGGAATCTGGATAGACATTTATCTACAACGAGTTTTGTGACTCGTTCTTTAACATCTTTGAAATATTGCTCCACCTCTTTGGAGATAGGAAGTCTCTTACCAACGTAGCAGTACTCATTAAATACCACAGTCACGTTGGACGGTACTTTCTCAAGCCCGAGATCCTTCCCAACTCTGTCCACGGTCGCTGATGGAATGCCGAACAAGTAGTCGAAATCTTTCACATGACCCCAAGTTCGAACACGGTCCAACGCGCTCTCTAAATCAATAATGTTGCAGTTAAATGCATAGCAAAATGCCATTTTGTAATACTCATCGCAGTCATCATACTGCGGATATCCGCCATCGTCCATATTATAAGCTTCGCGTGTCTTGAACCACAAGTCACGATCTAGCTCTGGACGGTAAAACGCACCGCCATAGGTTTTGACAATAATATTGCAGACCTCCGCCAGTACCGGAGTCTTCTTATTATCTGCCAACAAGCCCTTAGCCTTATTGACTGCCCTTGTCTGGGTGTCTCCATGAGAGAAGGAAAGAAAGAACTTTGGTAAAGTCCTCGCTACATCCTGAATACTACTCAAGGAGTCCCAGGCGTCTATATAAACGCGTCCCAAGTATGTAGGAAAGTTATTGTGCCTGCGGATACTTTCGGTCGTCATATCGACAGACTTCAGGATAAACCCGAACATCGCCGCGACATTCTCAAGATTTGGCAAATATTCATTGCCAGAATCATCGCCTGAGTATGTGCCGAGGCGGCTGTAGGCCTCTTCCGCTGTTTCATTGGGATATAGTTCCCTTAACGCCACAAATGAAATAAATGCACACATCACCGTATTTTCCAGTGTTGTGTGGGGGTGTCCACTACAAGTCATATCTTCAACTCGCCAGTGTAGCCCATGTAATTTTCCTGTTGACTCTCTCGTCGCCTTGGCGAGGTTGTCGTAGAGCTCTCTATCTTGCGCAAAGAATCCTACTATCTCACCAACAATCTGCCTAGCGAACTCTGTATAACCAGAGTCCATGGACTCGAAGTCTCCCTCGGACCACCCGCGATTGCGCCTTATTATAGAGCGCAGCCGCTTGGCTATTTGTTTAGGCTTCTTGCCAGGGGCGAACCACTTGCATCTGCTAAACACATCTTTTAAAGGAAAATACAGCCTCTGAAGCTGGACGTTTACATCCAATCCCAGGTTCTGTATCAACCTCGCTTTACCCGCCGTCTTTTGAGTTTCACCCTTGAAGAATCCCTCAATATCGGTTTCACTCTTAAACTGTCCTGTCTCCATCATATTTATGTACTCTCTCCGTTTCATCGGTGTGCACTTATCGAGAATCCTGTCCACCGTGTCCATGACACTCATAGGTGTCACCTTGGTGATAACAAAATCCTCGGAAGGATACCAGATTTCCGGTCGTTCTTCTAATTGAATCCACGGTCGACGAATCTGACCTGATTCAGCAGCGACTAGTCGTCTGAACTCCCGTGCATAAAAACGAAGCCTATTCTTACGACCTCTTCCAATCTTCGCATTTAGGTCCGCAGCTTTAAGCTTTGGTTCTACTACGCGAACAGAAAGGGTGTTGAAAGCTTGAGCTTTTGTCCTATTTGTTACATATGCTGGTGGGTATACGATAGGATGTGTGATAACAGACGCTCCTCCTGTCTTAATCACTTCTCCTGCGGCCCAGTAATCTATTCTGTTACCGGGCTTTACATCATTTATTGCATGTGACACCATACAGTGCCCCAATTCATAACTATCTACAACATCGTGGGATGCAACCCCATTAGTCAATGCTAAGATTGTGTGTTTTACGCCATTATTAATTGCCCTCCTAACTCCCTCATGGTCTCCAAGTTTGTTAGGCGATGAACTATCCAGATCATCGAAGTACAACGGGCTGACTTTAGTAGGGTCTTTCAAAGATTTAACACTGTCTATAAACAGGTTAAAATTCTTCCGAGACAATACATGATGGGTCGTGGACATACCAGCTCTTCTCACCAAGAGAAAATATTCCTTGGGTGTTGATTTAAGCGGGAATATGCTTACGACTCCATAATCAGCATGTGTAGCTATCACTACTGGTTTTACTAATCCCTCAACAGAGCGAAATCCTGGAAAGGATCTCTTTCTTACACATATGGGTAACAAGTACACGCATATGTGGTCGTCACCAGTGAAGGATCTGGTGACCACCTGATATGTGTAAACATACCGGGTGTGCCATACTGTAACCACCTCGCCAGAAAATCCGACAAGTGGCTCTCTATACGTAGCATCCCCTATCGATGTACGCATCACCAAAATTCCATCAACATACTCGAAACTAACTTCCTTCTCCTTCGACATAGAATCGAAGGCGTAAACAGGAAGGTAAAGAAACCCAGCGTTTCTCTTTAACTTGTACAGAAATTTCTCTGGACAGTAACTAAAAACGTCAGTTGCATAGATAAGAGCTCCCTTGGATGGTATTTTATCCTTCCTGGGGCTGAAGCGCAAATCCTTCCCTCCATATGGCAAACGAGTACATGACTCGGTGCTATATGAACGGGCAGAAGCTTGATAATCATAGACGGATAATCCGACCTGGACCGCAAGCTCTCTAACGCAAACAGCTTCAACTCTTCTTCTATACCACGCAGCCGCCTCGTGACAGCGGC